AGCAGTTGACAACTCTGTTGCCCCATTCATATCTGAGAGATATACTGTGCCAGAAATACCTTCTACAGTAAATCCTGTAGACTTGATGTTGAACTTAGACTTCTGACGATACATTTCATTATCAAAGCACAGTTCGTACTGAGAGAACTGATTAATCTGTGCTCTGAGGTTTCTACGCATTCTAACGGTTGTGATATTCGACGTAATCGAAGTATCTACACCGTCAATGATCGTTTGAACCTTACTATACTTAAATCTGCTGCCAAACTGATTGATTTCTGAAGAGTTGGCGTACTGTGTAAGAGCAGCAATGATGTCTGTGCGAACGTTGTCCGGATTTCCGACAAAATTCTCGTTATAATAGACACAACTGTCGATTTCTACGAACAGATACTGCAAATCGATCATCACTGGGACGATTCCAGCGACAGAATACGATTTTAGCGACCCCAAAATCTCATTTTTGGTGTAATCTGACAAATAAGCACCGTTTCTTGGTTTTGCAGCGATGAAAACACGCCCATATTGCGGTGGATTGAGGTCTTCGCCACCAAAAGCGGTCACTGATTCGATATTTGGGTACAAAGAAGGCAAAATCGCCTCATAATCGTTCGCAGTTACTGCTCTATGCTGCGAAGAATACATTCTTGGAGCATAATAGCGCACGCTTTCGACACTTTCGATGTCATCTCCACCTTCAGAAGGGTTAGCTGTGAAGATTTGGGACTCAAAAGTCAGAATTGACGCTCCATCCTGGTCCTCAAGTGCTCCAAGGAACCTAAACTCGGAAGCTCCGTTGCCACTTTTACCATCTGTCTTGATATATTCCGCCGAAACGACGTTTCCGGACTCCAACTTCTTACCAAAAACGCCATCACCGAACAAAATCTCGTATTTTTCGTCGGTCGTTTCTTGAATTAGGAAAATATTTGACTCGGAAGTGATCCCGATGATGTTGTCAACTAGTTTATAGTCCGTTTTTGTAGTAGAAGCGTCATTTTCTTTGACACTAACACGCAAAGTTGTGGTATCAATGCCATCATTCGGGAGAATGTAGCGTTGATTTGGCAAAGAATCGTTTACAGTCCACTCTTTTTTGAGGTATTGACCCTGATAAATCTCCAGTATATCACTGGCAGCACCATCTTCTACCGAAAGTGTGACCTTTTCTGGTAAAGAGAACAAATAGTTCACATCATTAATGGAACTATTGGAGATCAAACCTGGTTGAATGGTGATTGATTCTACATCAGAACCCAATCCATCGATAAAAACTTGTGTCTGTGCTCTCGCTGAACGCACAGAACGCGGAACATACCCAATATTGCGTGCTAGGGATACGACGTTCTCGCGCAAAGTGGCAGAATCAATGAAAGTTTCATTGACTGCCATGTTTGTATTGTAGGCAGTAATATATGAGTTATACGCAAGCAGGTTGATAATGATCGAAAGGTTAGAACCTTCGAAGTCAAAATCAGTAAAGTTACTATTCTGTCTTAGATAATCTTTGATTGAGGTCTTAATGTCCTCAAAGTTTAGATTAGTAAACTGTGTGAGTGCCATATTAGAGTCTCGTTGGTTCTAGTACAAAGTTGATTGCTTGTGTGGGAACAGATAAACCAACCACGTCGTAACGAATAGCAATGTCCAATGCATTGTCCTCAGGCATTGCTGTAACATCAACAGCCCTTAAAAGAACTCTTGGTTCGTAGTTCTCGATTACGGTACTAATCTCGGTCTTCAGGAGATCTTCGGTCTCCCCACTCATCAACTCAAATAGAGAGTCTGATATATTCGTACCAATTCTTCTATTGAAGAAGACTTCACCTGCTTGAATCCGAACCAGATTCTGTACTGCTCTCTTAATGGCATCAACATCGCTTAATGCGTTGATGTCATTGGTTATAGGATGTCGCTTGAACGATAGAGATATATCTCTGAATCCTTGAGATATCCTTTGAAGAGGCACTGTCTATGGTCTTCGGTTATTTATCCTTATTTAGAGCACAAAAAAAGAGGTCTCATAGAGACCTCTTTATTACCAATCGTTATTTACCTTGACCTCGATAACGTTTCTTTGCACCGTTCCGCGAGGTAGCGGAAAGTTTTGTATTTTTCGATGAACCCTGACGTGCCTTTTTAGGACGCGATTCAATCAAGTTACCACCAGTGGACGTTTTTTTGACTGCCATAATTACTCTATGTCGAAACCAAGATATTCTACAACGATATCGTCAGGGTGAGGGGTGCCTTGAGCATAGAACTGATCAGCAAGATCCTGCGTCACTTCTAGCATCTCCTCCTCATCAATAGAAGAGTAGATTTTTTTCCCCTGACAGTATATATCGTATTTTTCCATTATTCAAGCATCACGATTACATATCTATCTAGATTACGCGAGTCTTCTCGTGACCGACTCGGATAGTTGGATCACACCAGATCTCGAATCCAGCTTTGATAGCGTCGAGACAGAATGAGACATCTTCACCACACATATCCTGAACTTCGCCAGAATCAAAGACTTGCATCTTAGGTGCGAACCAAGGATACTTCATCTCAGTGTGCTCGAAGACACCTTTCTTAATAAGAACCCATCCGAAACCAATATAATCGACCGTGAATGGTTTCTTACGCTTCTGGATGCCATCAACCATTTCGTGGTTCATAACACCACCATTGGATTTGAAGTCACCTTCTTCGAGCCAGTGTGCCACTGAGGTGGTCCTACCGTCCTCTGTACAGTACCAACCGGAAGCAATGTCCCTATCCATCCAAACAAGCTTGTAGAACGCTTCTAGGTTGAATACGATGTCACTGTCGATCCATAGTTGATAGTCATACTCCAGTTTGCCGTCCCAAGGAAGTTGATCGGGACCACGTAGTACGTTTGCACCAAGGCACTTGCAACGTGCAAAGTTAACCATGGAGGAGTAGTCTTGTGAGATCTGGATGCTGGCACCAGATTGCACCAGATCAAAACAAAGTTGTACGAAGTTCTTTAGGAAGGTATATGAGACTCCACGACCAGGCAGACAGAATACGACACTCTTGCCTTTGATAAGTTCTTTTGCTTTTTCGATACTAAAAGCGTCCGGTGCTTCACCGGACGGAGGTTGGGTCACAACCTTAAAACCTTTTGCCATAAATGTAGTTCAAATTGTTTTCGAAAACAACGGGTCATGCCCGTATACATGATACCACGATATTTAGTATCCTGCAAGTTCAGGGAATACTGCTCTCCAGTTGGTACCACGGGATTCGTCTAGTTCATCCATGTACTTTAACGCCAGTCGGAACATCTTTTCATCCCTAGGGCGCAGCATGTCAACATAGACACTTTCACTGACTGATCTTACATCATCAGCGATCTCTTTTTTGATTTCATCTGGAAGGTGATTTGGTTTTAAGAACTTGGGGTCCTCAATCTTATTGTAGACCTGGAAAGGTCTCTTTTTCAAACCACACTCTTCAAAGAACTGGAAGACTTCTTTGATCTTGTAGATGCTGAATAGTGATGGGGTATAAGTGGCATCAATAAACCCATTACCATTCGCTGCAAAGTAATCCTGAACATCATTGACGTGTTCGAGCACCGTGTCCCAGTGAGTTGGATATCTCAGATAATGATTTCTCTCATCCATACCATCACAACTCCAATGAACACTAGTCCATCGGAAAGCATCAAGATACTTCTTCATCTGCTTCATATGGAAGACAGTCATGTTGGAGACGTATGTAAGTTCAATCTCCTTTGAGTGTCCTGATTCTATGATCCTATCAAGAAGAATAAAATGACTCTTCATCAGCATAGGTTCACCACCACAAAGCATGATGGATTTTACTCTGCCGATATTCTTGATAACATCATTGACAACCGCATCGAACTGATCCTTATCAATCTGCTTTAGATTGTTGGACGGATATTCGACATTCCAAAGAAACTCTTTGAACTCTGGGTTCTTTGCTTCTAACTCATCTACACGCTTCTTACGAACAGTGGAGTCAAATGGTTTGCAACCATAACATTCTAGGTTACATGCGTTGCCATAGATGTTCAACTCCAACTGGATATGGCGTCCATAATCTCTAGGATCTACCAACTCCAACTCTCCTGCTGGTGGAGGTCCAATATATGCACCCTCTACGTCAAAGTTCTTGAGAACATTGCGATCAACCGGTGCCATTAGACGTGGAGACTCTGCACCTTCGCGCTCCCACTTAAGACATATCTTACATGATCTATGCATGAGAAGAGATTTCTCATTGTTTAGCATATTACTGCGGACTCTTACCGCATGATCATTATCGTAATACTCAAAAGGTAACGTATTTGTAGGATTCTCAAATCTATTTGGATTAAACCAGCAGCATGGAGCGTATCCAGACTGCATCGAGTTTCTTATATTACCGAAAGCGTACGGGCAAAAACTTCCTTCGCGCTGTTTTTCTACTAACTGATCGATAAAAGCGTCATCAATACGCTTAGCCATGATAAACTAACGATACGACTTATTTAGAGTACGACTACACCATAGATTTGGGCAAACTCAAGTGCCTCATCCCAGGTGTTAACCATAGGTTGTCCGCGTACATTTAGGGATGTATTCAGTAATACTGGACATCCGGTGCGTTCAAACCAACATTCAAGGATCTGTCTAATAATACTTTGCGAGTCTTTAGGAACTGTTTGTACTCTAGCAGATCCATCAGCGTGAATGCAAGCAGGAATCTTGTCAGGTTTCTTACACTGATAGACATATGACATATATCTAGATTCCTTTTTCGGCATATCGAACCACTGTTGAGCGTGCTCTTCCAATATGACAGGAGCAAATGGACGAAACTTCTGACGACGCTTGATCTCATTGACTCGATCCTTCATTTCTAGGGTGCTAGGATCCGCTAGAAGACTCCTATTACCTAGTGCACGGGGACCAAACTCGGCACGTCCATTAGCAACGCCACAGAGTCCATCTCGAAGGAGTAGATCAACCACTTGCTTTGGATCGATCTTGTGATAGATCATGTTTCCAAGGTATGGACTGAACGGAACTTTACCTCCGTAGGATAGTAGAGCAGCACCTAACGCACCACCAGCGTCACCTGGATTGGGCATGATCCACATATTGGGATGGTCTGCCTGCAGTTTGGCGTTTACTACACAGTTTAATGCGACACCACCGCCATAGCAGATGTTATCACTGTACTTTCTTGCGATCTTAAAGATATCAGAAAGGACTTCGTACAGCACATGCTCCGCAGATTTAGCGATATTCTCCTTAGATCCCGCCAAATGAATGGGAATACCCTTATGGTTATTCATAGAGAGCAGAGTTCGCGCTCTGTTCTTATAAATCGGCGATCCGTACGCACCCATCCCCATAAAGATGTACTCTTCGTCTAAGGGTCTTAGACCTGCCCACTTTGTAAGAGCAGAGTACCACAGTCCAATGGAGTATGGATAACGCTTGGAAAACTTCTTTTTGTACCTAGCACGCCCATTCACCATCTCTGCTTTCCAGACAGAAACGGTATCCCATTCGCCAATGGAGTCTACGACAACACAGGCAGCCTCAGAATAAGGTCCTGTCTGAAATGCTGCAGCAGCATGGGAAAGATGATGTGAATGATACGCAGTAGGTTCTAATGCTAGGTGACGACGACCAAAGGCATGTTTGAACTGTCCTGCAAATAACTGACGTGTCCTCTTATAAAATGGACGTTCATAGAA